TACCCTCTAAACCATTTTCTTTTAGAGTTTCTTTTGGAGTATTATACATCTCCTCCATAGCAGTTGCCAAATCGTAGATATCTACTTTATCATCCCAAATGTAAGGAGTTGGAACTGAACCAGTCAATGATTGTGTTCTACTCCATACCGGTCTACACCATACACCATGTTCTACTTTACCTTCCCAATCTCTCCATTTGTGAAGTGAACCAATCTCAATATAATCTTCAGCGGTTAGGTATTTACCATCTAATTTGAATCCACATTGGTCTTGTAATCCACCTGTAACATTTACAATGATTGGAGTTCCAGCCATTACCGATTCTGCGGTTGTTAAACCAAATCCTTCGTTACCAGCAATGTTGATTGTACAATCAGCAAGATTATAAAGTTGATTTAATTGCTCAGTATTTAACTTGTTAGTTGAAAATATTACATTACAATTTGGTGCTAAGGTTTCTACAACCGCAGGTAAATCAGTACCGTTATTATCCTTTGGAGTTGTATGCATTACCAATGCAACTTTCTTAGCTTTTTCTTCACCAATTCTATCACAAAACTCTTTGAATGCCATAATCACATCCGATGGTTGCTTTCTACGGATGTTACGATTTGACCAGAAGAATACATAATCATAATCTTTACCTGCAAGTAATTTATGTCTGAATCCTGAATCTACTTCAACAGGTTTAAATTCTTCAGGATTAATTCCATGAGGAACATATGATACCTGCCAGTCTTCATGAGGTTTCCAAGTTGGTTTATCAGTTCTCTTAGTTAATCGAGAAACGATACCATAAGTTTGACGGGAAATAGCACCTAACCAATCACAACTCTCATAATAGTTTCGGTTGTAAAGTGGGTCTGGTAAATCATCCCAAATTGTGTAGTAAAGAATTGGACATTGTTCTCTGATTTCATGCTCCATATCATATAACCATGTCCAATAACGAGGGTCAGTAAAGTGTAGGATAGCATCAGGTCTTTCAGAATTCATAACCTGTCTTAGCAAATCAGCGTTTCCATATCCAGTCCAAGGTAGAATCTTAACATTAGCATCTTCTACACCAGTTCTTTTTTGAATATCAGCGGATAAATCTAAAACTTTACCTTTATCAGGGTGGTTGATTGCTGCACCAACCTGATACCAATCGTATTTATCAACAGTTCCCATTACCAATGCTTTACTCATAGTAGCGATACCACTACTCATTCTCATATCATCGGAAAGGAGGAGGATTTTCTTCTTACTCATAACTTATTATTAATAACTTTTTTAAAATTGTGAACCACTACATTGTAGTGCGGTATATTCATTCATCTCTTGTCTAAATTCTAAATCTGAAACGTATCTTTCAACTGTTCTATTGACTATTTTCTGAAGTGTTACGTTCGATTCGAAAGAAACTTGTTTAAAATTCGAATAAACATCTTTTAGAATTTTTACGGTTGTTAACTTTGTTTCCATATCATTGTTTATATATCTTTATATATAAGTATATGGAATTATTTTTTTACGATGGTTTCCCATCACACAATCCTCGTTGGAGGAACTCACAAAATTTACAATTCTTATTCCGTTCGCCGGGAACCTTTGGATATGGTAAATCTCTAAACTTACCCTCATCATCAAATACTTCATCCACAAATTCCATAAATTCTTTATGAACTCGGTTGACTGTTGGTTTACCATTTGCAGGAACGTGTCTTGAAATGTATGGAATTGGAAACGGAGCATCTTCGTAGAGTTTTCTTCTCATAATCTGATACTCTACTTTAATTTTATCTAAGGGAACATTGAATAGTTCTGAATAGTATTTTTTGTAGATTACAATCTGAGCATTCTTGTACTTATCAGATTTTTGATACTTGTTCCACCCCATAGTTGAGGTTTTTAAATCGATAATGATAATGGAATTATCTGATAAATCCTTCATTACGATATCTACAAATCCGATGAAGTGAACTCCCTCTTTTACTTTTGCGTTCAGGGGAATCTCAATCCCTACCAATTCAAATCCACTTTTAGTGTAGAACTTATCTAATTTCTTTTTGAACCACTCTAAGATTCTTCTACCATCACCATAGAACTCCTCTAACTCAAGTTGAGTACATATTGTACCTTCTGTCAACTTTTCGTTTTCTTTGATGAATTCTTTTCTCATCCAATCTAACAACAATTTATCGGTATCGATTTCCATTGCTTGTTTCTTAGAAACTCCATACATTACTGAAAGGAAATGTTGGATTGTTTCGTGAATCGCAGTTCCGAAAATTGTATAGATGTTAGCAGATGATTCTCCCAACTTATCGATATATCGAAGTTTATATGACCTTGGACAGGTTGAATATAATTGATATTGTGAGAAACTTACTTTAGCCATAATTTATTTTTGATACTCAAATATACGAAAAAAGTTTGAGAATATCAAACTTTTAACTTTAATTTTTTAATTTGCTTTTGCTCAATCCCATATCTTTCACACAACTTCTTAATCTCCTCACGTCCATTACGAGTTGCGTGTAAGATATCTAAGTATTCATCTGCCTCTCTAATTGAACACTCAAATTCTCTTACTATGATTTCTTGTAACCAAGTTTCGTAATTAGTGGTTTTACTACCCTTTACATACTTTAAGTAATGTCTACCCTTAGGTATTAAATCAATCAAAGTTCGATAAAGAGTTTGAGGAGGTAGTTTCTGCACGTAAGGTTGTATCTCCGCAATCAAGTCAATCCAATCGGTATTCATAGATAAAAAACGGAATACCATGTAGTTACTCCATGTTTTCTTATCACCCTCATCCAACTTCTCCCAATACTTTGGGTCTTGTTCTCCTGTGATTGCTTTGATATGGTCAAATAGAGATTTTGACATTATTGTTCGTTTCTTTTCTTATCTAATTCTTCTAATACTTTCATTTGTTCAGGAAGTAAATCTTGAACAATCTCACCACAATTACCACAAAGGTAAACATCAATCGGAACAATAACATCTTGAGGTGTTCCTGTGATTAGTTTAGAGATTCTACGAAACTTCGCACCATCTACAAATGTATCGTATCCACATTCCCCACAAACGATGGGTCTTGATTTTCCTAAATCGATTTTAGTGTTTCCACCTTGGGGTTGTTCTCCTTGTTCACCACCCATTCCTACTATCTTTGCCATTACTTTAATAAATTTATTATTTGGATTATTGCTGCCATTGTTGGTATCTCTTTATCCACACTCATAGAACAACGATATTGTCCTTCTGCAAGTGTAAGGATTATATTAGCAGTATTATTTGGTGCATACTCATCAACCTTCTCGTACATCAGAGTATATAATTCGGTAAAATCAGTTGCCTTACTATCTGCGATTGCCTTTCTGATATTCATGTATTTGTTTCTACCATCATCTTTTGATTTCAGAATATCAATTACCTTTTGTTTGTAATCATTTTCCAATAGATTCTGAACATCTACTTGTAACTCACCTTTGATTGAGTTCAATTGACAAGTGTTGATAATCTTACGAATATCAGGATACGATGCATCGATGATAGGTACTAACCCCTTTGGTTCAAACGAGATTTCTTCTGCAGTTAAAATCTTAGAAACTTGTACTGCAACATCCTTCTTAGTTGGAGGGATGATTTGGAAAGTTTGACAACGGGATTGAATCGGGTCAATCACTTTCTCTACATAATTACAAGTTAAGATGAATCGACAATGTTTTGAGAAAGTTTCCATCAAGTTACGAAGGATTGCCTGTGCATCAGGTGTCATATAATCAAACTCATCGAGGATGATGATTTTCATACCTGAGAATCCTACGGTTGATGCAAATGATTTTACCTTATTACGGATTGTATCAACCCCTCTCTCATCTGATGCATTGATAATGATGTAATCACATTGAAGTGTATTTACAATCAACTTTGCAAGTGTAGTTTTACCTGTACCTGCTTTCCCATAAAAGAGTAAGTGTGGTACATCTTTTTGTTCGATATAGTTCTGAACCTTTGCTTTTAAGTGTTCATTTCCTACATAATCTTTTAATGCTTTAGGTCTGTATTTTTCTACCCAAAGTGAGTTATTTGTTGTTTCTTCTTGTTGTGCGAAAAACATATTTTTTATTTTATAAAATTTTCTCTAAAATATTGTTCAAATTTATTAAACCCAAGTGCTGCGTTCTCTTCCCATTTATCAGGATTACCATCATCAC